CGACGCAACCGAAGCCCACATCAAACCATTAGCCTCGGACGTTTTAGCAATCAACACATAATCATCAGCACCACGAGCAAGCCGAGTAATACTGGCACCATCGGTCGTAATCAAATCGCCCTTGGTGGTCATAATTGACGCAACCTGATTCGCTTCGTCGGCATCCAAAGCAGTAAACACAACGTAAACCACCGCAGACGCATCATGGGAAACAGCAGTTGTGTCGTCCTGACCTCGAACAACTGTCAATGTTGTGCCTGCCACAGCAGTTACTTTGACTTTTTCTTCCTTCACCGTACCGGGGTCGATAACGATGAAATACGGAAACGTCACCGGCCAACCAGTAACGGCACCAACGACAAACGAGGTCGCACTGTTGTTGATGCCCGAACTAAGAGTCGTGCTGGCGGGTGCGCCTTTGTAACCTTTTCGAACGGGAAGTGGCATGATGCTCCTAGTTTTCTACGCTTCTCATACTAACAACTGCTGTTCCTTCCCAATCCCATGTGTTCCCAAAAGCGTCCAGGGGAATCCACTGAATATCCTCAACAATGACGGATTGGGTCAAATAGCCGATTTGCAAAATTATGACCCGTGGGTTGGTAATTAGTTCATCCAAGATGTTTTGTTCGTTTTGCACTTCCATAGCTACCTCACGGTTATTGCGAAGGCGAATCCGGTTATGTAAAAGAATTGGGACGGTGAAAAGTTGGCTTCTGAACGGGGTCACATACGCTCGCCCCATCCATCGGGTAACAACCGGCCCGTCCGTGACCGACGCAGAACGTGTCAGGTCAAGTTTGAACTTTGCTTCAATCGCTTTGGTATCTGACCCCGCAAACGTGTTTTCAGTATCGTCAACAGTTGACCATGTTCCCAGGTTCGTATATGCCGCCTCGTCATTCGACAGGTAGGCCGTAACGGAACCTTTCAACGGTTCGCTGCGCACATCAACCTTAACAACGAATTTTCTATCGGGAATGCCCCAACGGTAGGTGCCGAACTCAATCGTTCCAGACGCAACTAGACTGTCCGTGTTTTCATAAACCACACCTACATTGGAAACCGTAAAAATACGCTTACCGGCGAAAGTTGCTACAGAAAGTACCGACAAAGGCGAGGTATACATCAAATCTGTTGCGAAAGCAGGTGTGTTTGTTCCGGTGAATGTGCTGATGTCAAGACGACCCAACCCGCCAGAAGTGTTGTCATAGTTTGTCCATGTAAACCAAACAAACCTGTTTTCGAAGGTGAACCCTTGAACGGAACCGTTGGTTGTTGGGATAATCGCACCCAATGTCAGGTTGCCGCTGGTGTCTGCCGTGGCGAACCGGACACCCTTGTTCGTGCCAATAAAAATGAACCCGAGATACGAGTCGATTACCGAAACAATTTCTCCGAGCGGCAACTGGGCCGCCACAGAAGGAGCGTCAAGACTTGTCGCATCCGATTTGATTGTCGTCTTGTAAATAAGCGATACATCTCCAGCGAAGCCTGCGGCGTACAGATGAGTGTTACCTCCAGCGAAACCCACGAATTGAAAATCTGTGTTTCGGTGGGTCAGCAGAGTGTCGCCAGGGGCAATAGGACCAGATGAGTACGCTTTTGCAGACGCATCATAAAAGATGTTGGCATCGGAACCAAGAACACGCCCGTTGACATATCGAATTTTGTCGAGGTCGTCGTGAATCATGCGGGTCCACGTGCCTGGGGTGGCGATGGGTGTGGAATACACCCCGGATGTGCCTGCCGTGAAACACGCAAAAAGATGCTTGCCGTCGCTGGTAATGTCTTTCAACGCAGTGGTTGAAGCAGGCGAAGTGATAGTGGTCCAACTACCAGACAAGCTTGACGCATATTTGACGACAAGGCCGTCAATAACAAAAATTTGGGAGCCTTCAACAATCAGTTTGCCGACAGTAGTTGTGGGAGCATTGGCCGCATTATTCAACGCCGTGTCATTCAGAAGGCTTATCTGCCCCTTTTCCCACGGGTTAATTCCTTTCGATTTATAGAACCTGAAGTCCCGTGCCTCAGCCGTGTCACCGTAATACTGCCCTGCACCGAAATGCCAAGAGTCTTGCCCTCTGCGCCACAATCCGCCAGGGTTGATAGCCGCCTCACCGGGGGCCGTGCTGATGTCTTGCGAGTCCCGAACCCGAGGCTCATATTGTCGAGTGAACTGCCCTAACTTTTGGTCAATCATGTATGGGCGACCGTTGATAGCAACCGGATACAAAAACGGCACAAGGCTTGTTTGGCCGCTCCCCGAATAGAACGCTGGGGTCCCGAAAAACGGGAGCGTGAACGTTGTGACCGGCACCGCCTACCTCTGCAAAAACGTAGGGTACTGACGGTTCAGTTTGGCTGCCTCTGCTGTGATTCGGTCGCGGCGCAAACGCAACAGGTTTGTTATTGAACCAGCCACCGCAGAGGGCGGCACCTCATCGGAACGGCGAGTGTCGCCCTGTGACTCGGTGAAGTTGCGTTTAATTTCACGGGGGGCCATCAACCGGATTTCTGCACCCAACACCAAAATATCCTCGGCGGATTCAGGAAAACCAGTTATTGATTGCACATTGTCCGCATCAGCAACCAGTTTTCCAAACGGGGCTTTGTAGCTTATGCGAATATCGCCGTGCCGGACCGGTTGGTCGAACTGTAAAGCTAAACCTGAACCGAAATCTTTGGTGGGCATATCGCGCAACAATTTGACGTGCCGAATCTGTTGGTAGTCGGACGATATGACCTTGTTGCGTACCTCCAACACGTCAATTATTGCGCCGGTTGCAGGCAGATTGATTTGCCGGTCTGACCCGTTGTATGTGATATCAAGAAGTTTTACTTGAAAAAGGCCGTTTGCTGGGCTGGACAAGTCAGACAGTTCATCATTTATTGCTTCCTGAATTTGGGCGCGAGGAAAACGCGGGTTGACGGAAACAATGCTGTTTGCAGTGTGCGCCGCAGCTGAGGTTCCCGCAAAAGCGCGTTCTATTGTCAGTGTTTTGGTTGATTCAACAACTTCCCAGACATAAATCTGTTCAGAGTTGATTTCGAGCACAGACCCGGTGCGAACCGAACCTAGGTCATATAACAGGACGCAGGAAGTAGCTGTGGCAGTAAGGTTTGACGCAATTTTGTTGCGTTCCTCCACCACGCCCGACAACAACTGCCGCTGCGTCCTGTTAATGACTTGCCCAAAGGTTGACAACTCTTACTTCTTCTTGGCCTTCTTACCCATCTTCATGGGTTTGCCAGTCTTCTTGGCTTCGGCTTTGGCCATCGCCATGCCTTTCGGCCCGTAAGAGAATTCCTTTTTACCTACTTTTGGCATTTCTGCTCCTTTGTTGGGGACAGGAAAATACTAGCAGGGGAACTTTTCATCAAGCCCTGCTGCGTATCGGGCGTGTATTTGTGGCACCAGGTCTTGTATCAACTGGTTCCGGGTGCGTTGCGCTGTGCCAGAGCCGATGTGTTGTTTGTACAGCATTTTGGGGATGTGGTGGCATCGGGTTGCGAGGGCTGTTCGGACAATCAACTCGTAGTCGTCTGCTACGGGCAGGCTGGTGTTGTGGCCTCCGATGGCGTGGTAGGTGGAGGCTCTCCATGCCCGAACGTGGTTGGGGACTGAGACGATGTGGGACAGGGTGGTGCGGTTCATGGGGACCCGCATCGCCCAGACACCGTGCTGGTCGTCCCAATAGTCCGAGCCGTAGCCCCACGCCCAACCTTCGGGGTAGCGGCCCGAACTGCCGTCCGGCAACAGTTCGCAGCAGTCTGACCAGACGAACCCAACCTCGGGGTCAGCGAACGCTAGGGCTAGTTCTTCCAGGCAGTCGGGGGTCAGTTCGTCGTCTGCGTCAACCTCAACCAGTATCTTGCCTTTGGCTAGTCCGAAGCAGTTCCGTTTCGACAGGCCGATGTTGCCACCGGACGGCACGTGGGGTTTGAACAGTTCGATGCGGTACCGTTCGTCGGCGCACAGCCCGTACAGGTTCGCCCAGACGGTCGGGTTGGTGGAGTCATCGTAGACAGTCCAGCACCAGTCGGTGTGGGTTTGAGCCTTCAGGGAGGCCCAGAGTCGGGCTAGTTGGTCGGGGGTGTTGTTGTAGGTGCTAGTGCAAACCGAAATCATGCGGGCTGTCTAGTTGCGATACCCATAGACACGGATGACGCGAAGTTTCATTCTTCGGGTGTCTCCTCTTGGGGTTCGAGTGTCCAACCGGCCGCAATCAGGGCCGCGTATTCGTCGTCGGTCATTTCGCGGCCGACGGTTTCGCCAGTAATTGCGTCATGTTCGGTAATTGTTGGTTTCATTACGCCTCCCGGTATCCGTAGACAAACACCTGCAACGCCGTCAGATTGCCTGTGTTCGCCACCAAACTAAAGCCATCGTATGAGACCGAATCGTTCAACATTCCTGAACCAGCCGAGGATTCTCCCGTGGTCTGAGTCCATGTGCCTTGATAGTTCACAGAGGTAATCCCGTTTTTTTGTGGGTCAATAACGTCAATTGTTCCCCCTCCAGGTGCAGATGTATGCGCGACAATACCAGGAACAATTTTTGTGTCTGCGCTTCCGCCGGTATCGCCGCCACCTGCGCCGCCCCACGGAATAAAACGACGCGACCAGTAATAATTAGTGTTCGCATCCGACCCCGACGCTCTCAGACGAAAAAGCAGGTTCACGGCAGTTGTAGCGTGTTTAGCGTTTCGGATGACCAACCGATACGCCGAATAAGTAGACGTAAAACAGTTATTCACGGACACGGTGCTGCCAGTAACCCACGACGCTTGTGTGATGTAGACAAGGCCGCCGTTGTTCAGGTAGGTGTTGGTGTCCTGCGATTGGCTGAGGTAGTCCCACGCCGAGCCATCCCACACCCGCAAAAACCCCGTATCCGTCTCAAAAACAATCTGCCCCGTAAACGGGTTGCTCGGCCTAGTAGTAGACGTACAGACCCCTGGTTTTAGTCCCCTATTTGCGCTAGACACACTCATGCTGCAATCTCCTGCAAAACAATCGTTGATGTGGCAGAACCAGCCTGCACCAGAACACCAGCATTGCCGTTATACACGTTTCTGAACTGAGTCTTATACGTCAAAGACGATGTGCTGGCTGGGCTGTCAACATACAGACAATGCGCCTGACCAATTTTGATAAGTGCGCTTCCACTGTACTGGTGCAATGTGCCCGTGAAATCAAAAATTCCCGACCCTGCTCTGAGCAACTGCAACTGCGCACGGTTTTCTGCGTTTCCAGTTGTGACGTATACGCCAGCCTGGACAACCTGAACAAGAATTTTGCTTGTGGTCGATGTCGGTGTAATGGAAACAGACAGCCCCGTATCTTTGTAGGTCGCATCAGAGTTGCTAGTGACTTCCGTTGCATGTGTTGCTGTCTGGGTTTGCAAAACCGTCCCGTTTGTCGGCGTTGCAAACGCTAACGTGCGCCACGCTGTCCCATTCCAAATCTGCAACAGGTCCGTGTCCGTGGCGTAAATCACTTGCCCCTCGAACGGGCTGGCAGGGCGTGTGGACGAGGTGCAGACCCCAGGTTTGGCGATAGCGGACGGAGCCGAGAACGAACTAATCGGCATCAGGGGCCTCCCACGGTTCGGGTGTATTGCCTTCAGCGACCCACGCTAGGTACTGCTGGTACATCGAGTTATCCTCTGCACACGGAATCATCCAGTAACCGCCTTCGTACGGCTGAACAATCATGTCGTTACCACGGAAATCTTGCGTGATGAAGTAACTCATAGTTCTGCCCCAAAAGCAATTTTTGCGCTTGCATTACTTAAAAACAATGCCCCACCGTTGCCTGCTGTTCCTGAAATTTCCGTATTGTTGTATAGCAAACATCCGTACGCAGAGGGTTGAAAAAGAGCAACGCTATTGAATTGGTCACTTGCGCCATTGCGGTCAAAGGTGTAATAGTTAGTCCCACTCGTGGCATCCATGCCTGGTGTTCCTCTCATCTCTTGAGGAAACTTAATAAGAAAGTTTGCTTGGTTTGCGCTGAAGTTATAGCCAGGGGCTACCCATATGTTGTTTCCACTCCCAAGAACGTAGTAGTACCGCTGGCAGAGTGCTAGTTCTACACCGATGGGGCGTTGCTCAAACGGGGTCGGCTGATAGTTCTGCTCCAGTTGGACACCCCAAATGTCAAACGTAAACGTCGTGTTGATGGGCAAGAACAAACGAATCGACGTAAACGAACTGTTGGTATTCGTGCCAATGACCTTGCCAGCGGCAGACGGAACTTGGAACGTAAACAAGAACCTCTGCCACGAGGTTGTAACCGCCAAGTTGGATGTAACGGTCGTGTTCACGTTTGCGGATGGCGAGCCACCACTACCGAAATGCTGTTCGATGTCAATGGCTGGCATCGTCAAGTTGGATGCAGCCTTAGCATAGAACGAGAGCGTTACGGTCTGGCCCGCAATTAGACGCACGTTCTCTATACGGTTGGCGTACAAGACGTTGTATGTCGCACCTGAGCCAGCAACGGATTGCGCCCACCGCAAGAAGTACGTCGGGGATTGCCCAGTTGGTGGCGTAGCGGTGACAGTTGCACTACTCGGGTACGGGTCAAACTGGCCTTGACTGATTGTGCGTGTCGCTCCAGCACCGTCATATAAAACAAAGAATCTGTCTGCTGTGAATTCGTGTGAGGCAGGGTTGCTGAACGATGTGCCTCGTTGCCATATGTCTAAGCCGCCGTTGATGACCAGATTGCGAAACCCGAGGCCAGCAGGCAGCAACGCTGACGAACCAAGCGCAGATGAAATACCCACGGCCTAGACCTCTTTTTCCCACCCGACAGCCGTGACCGACACAACCGCCCCCGTATCACTGAAACCGAACAACTGCTCGGCGGCAGTCATCGTCACAGCCGTATCCCAAACCAGCGTGTCCCCAGCCGCAACAGGCAAAGCCGACAGCAGACGGTTGGCAACTGTCGCAGCCGTGCCAATAGCCAAATAAACTAGACGGTCCGTGCCGTCCGTGTTGCAGATAACGAACTGTTTGATTACCCAGTTGCGGGAGGCTGGGACAGCCGACCCAACTGCCGCGTTTGATGCAGTCAATGCGACAGGTCCAACCAGTCGCTTTTCGGTACGATCTCCTACCGCCATTTATATTGTCTCCATTATAAAGATTGCGCCTGTTGAGTCATTTGACAAAAAGGCGTTCTGTCCTAGTTTAGCAGATGTTACGTTACGATCTGCAATCTTTGTTGTTGTTACTGCTGAATCCGCCAACCCCGCCAAAACCATACCGCCCTGATTTTCTATACCAGATATAGTAATTGTTGTATTTCCTGTATTTGAAAGAACAGAAATAAAATCACCAGAAGTTAGAACTTGTGAAACATCAAGCAATATTGTTTCATTAGCGGATATAACGGTATTAGAAAATATTCTATTATTTGAACCAGCTGTATTTCCATGTGGAACAATAGATATGCTTAATGCTGTGTTTCCCGCACCTGTGTAGCAAGCCATAATTTGTTTAATTAAAGTTGTGGTTTGTACCGATGTATTGCAGGTATAAATAGTTGTTTCTGTTGTGCTTGCTGGAACTGTTGGACCAGCCAATCTTTTTTCTGTAAATGCCATTATTCAGATACCTCCGAATCCCATTCTTCTGGCGTATTCCCTTCAGCGAGCCATGCTAGGTACTGCTGGTAGTCGGAGTTACGTTCATCGGCAGGGATAATCAAACGACGGTTTTCTTCATCACAAATAATCATTGCATAATTTTGAACTGTATATATAGAATATTTGCTCATGACAACTCCGAACTAAAAGCAAGATACGCAGAAGCATTATTTGTATAAACATCTCCAGAGAAACCTGCTGTCCCCGCTGCATTTACAGTAATTCCCAAAAGACCACGTGTTTCAGTAACTCTTAGCCATTGGTTAAATGTATCAACAAAATCTGAAAGGCCATTACTATTCATTCCAAAATGGTTTGTACTATTTGACGCATCAAGCGATGGAGGTATACGCATTGCTACAGGAAAAGATATAACACCATAAAATTGACTTGATATAAAATAAGAGGCAGACATAATTGTTTTACCAAGTCCGTTTGCAGCCATCCAGTAGTACCTTTGACACAGCGCCAGTTCAACACCGATGGGGCGTTGCTCAAACGGGGTCGGCTGAGTATTCTGCTCCAACTGGACACCC